CTTCTCTGGGCATAACACGAAAGGTAAAATTGAAGCAGCCGAAAGGCTCGCTCCAAGTAACTTTCGTTATTATGTTCGCGATAGGAAGCGTTTTATTAACGCTGCTAAAGCAGAATTTAAGAGAGGAGGAACAGCCGGAGTGTGGTTAGGTGTCCAATATGGATGGCTGCCAATGTTGGCCGACATACACGGTGCTGCTACAACTTTAAGCGAGGGATTACAAAATAATCCTCCACTTACAGTTACTCGCATCAGTAAAGACACAGACTTCGATGGTTCTGATTTCCCGCCGTACTCATCGGCGTGGATAACAGAAGCCAAAGGTTCTTTTAACCGCGGAGTCGAGATAAGTGCTACCTATTCAATTAGGGACGCTTATCTCTACGATCTTACAAGGCTGGGATTAACCAACCCTTTATCTACGGCATGGGAAGTAGTACCCCTGTCGTTCGTGGCTGATTGGTTTATACCAATCGGGTCCTTTCTGGAGTCTTTGACTCCTCCGATTGGACTTGTGTTTAAACACGGTTACGTGACCAAGTTCGTGAAATGGCACGCACATCTTACCTTTTGGGAAAAACGTAAGAGCCATTATTACGGAATACGAAAGAACTGTGTCCAGTCTCTCGAGTCCTTCTCAAGGACCGTGGTCGGACCTGGGTATTTTGTCGTGTCCCCAACATGGGATCCACGATTAAATACCTCAAAGCTGATTTCTATTGCAGCTTTGAGTCAAGTATTATTTGGTCAAGGGAGGTAACTCCCGCTCTTTCTCCTTTAATTAGGTGAAGGTCAATCGTTACTTCGGTAACTTAACTCCTAGTTTATCTAGGTATGCTCAAAGAGCAGAAAGGGTCTTCAATGACCGAAGCAGTAACTGTCACCGTTAACGATGGTGAATCTACCCCGGTAGCACACAGTTTTGTGCCACACCACCGGGACCCCAATGGAGTAACGTCTTTTTATACAGTAGCTGAAACAGCTATTGCAAAAGAGTCGTTCTCAATCGGGAACCGTTCCACCCCCACACGTCGTAAAACCGACTTGCGATTGCTTCTTCCTATCACTTATGATATGGCAGAAGTAGGTGATCCGGCTCAAATCAAGCTACTACGCGCTGCGCGCGTTAGTGTCTTGTTTGATTTCGATGATTCTACTGCATACCCTAGCACGACACAGGACCGTGTGAACGCCTTGGCGCTCATCCGGAATATCCTGGATAATGCTATGGTATCAGAAATGATCGTCGACGGCACCAATAGCCTATAATTTTCAGTGAAAATTATACTTTATTGGACCATAATCGGTCTTTCCGTTATTGGAACGACCGTAGGACTTAGTATTCTAGACGTTACTAACGCACTAGATCTACTAAGCCGGGGTTTACCCGGGGCAATCTCGCTTCCTCTTTAACATCCTTAAGGGAGTTAAAATATGCCGACCGATTCACTGTTTTCAAAACAGGCGAACGTGATGGACAATCTTAGTACGACTGCCAAAGAGTGTACTGATCCTATGTCAATAAAAGGCAAAGGTTCAGTCAAGGCATCTAAACGCAATACTAAGCGTAGAGATGCCAACTCTTTGTTACCAGACGGTGTTGGCGCTCGTTTCCAAAACGAGTTGTTAGCCATCATCGAAGGTAAACAGGACTTTAAAAGTCAGTACTTGCGCGAGGAAATCCTTACCAAGTATCTAGACTCTAAACAAGTCCCTGTCGCGGTCCGAAAGGAAGCAGCTATCCAGAAATGGCTAGCTTCGGAACGGAATAATGCTAAGACCAATGATCGTCTCTTTAATGAGGCGATTATGGGTGAAACCGACTTTGGTTTCGCGACCTACGTTGAGCTTCGTGCTCGAATTAGGTCAATAATACTTAGCATCATCGGGAAAGCACCAGGAACGTATGGAATAACAAACCATACCTCGGGTGCGTCTACCCGCATTAAGCGAGGCGCCATGGCGCCTTACTTAAAGTTCCAAGGCGGTGCACATTGCAGCCTATCCGCTGTTCCCTACTGGAAAGACTATACCTTATGTTCTGGTATACGTTCTGATTCAGTAGGTACTGGTTTTGTTATCCTTTGCCCTGTCGGGCAACGGATGTACGACCAGGAATTATTACAGATGGATAGCTCAATAATGTTCACTGTGCCAAAGAAGTCCGATATTGATCGCGTGGCTTGTAAAGAGCCCGAAATCAATATGCTGCTTCAGCGGTGTCTTGGGAAGCAAATCAGAAAGTCACTTAAAGTTGTCGGTATTGATCTTCGTGATCAATCCATTAACCGTCAGTTAGCTTCTGAAGCTTACCAACGTGGCTTAGCCACGGTAGACCTGTCTGCGGCGTCTGACTCCATAACTCGGCAGCTCGTTATTGAGCTTTTGCCGGCAAAGTGGTGGTTAGATTTAGCTTGTCTTAGAGTCGATTCCACTATCATCACTGATAGCTTGGGAGGCGAATATCTCCATACTTTAGAGATGTTCTCTTCCATGGGAAACGGCTTTACGTTCGAACTAGAAAGTCTCTTGTTTTACGCGATTACTCGTGCAACTCAAGAGCTCTTGCTAGAAGCCGGTTTTCCGGTGAACGATAAGACAATTTCTGTCTATGGCGATGATATCATCTGTGCATGCACAATGGTAAAACCGCTTGCTAATGTTCTCGGCTTTTTAGGATTCAAAATGAATACTAAAAAGACTCACGCTTCCGGAACTTTCCGGGAATCGTGTGGAGGCCATTACGACAGAGGACTTGATGTTACTCCTTTCTACATTAGGAGACCGATCACCACTCTCGTTGATCTCATTCTCGCTCTCAACAACTTGTTGAAGTGGGAATGTGGTAGGTCTTGGTTTACTTTCCGAGACACTCAGCTTGCAAAGCTGCATCGAGAATATAGTGGTTATATTCCTTTTAGCTTACGCGGAGGAATAGACCCAGATGATCCGTCTATGTTAGTTACGGGCTGCAAACCTCGAAAGAGATTAGTAGCGGTCGCTGATGGTGTAAAAGACGCCATCTTAACAAGCGATCCAGCCCTATTATACTTCCATAGTAACGCCTCCTCATACCGTCCAATTGATTGGACGGACCAAGATTTTGTTAAGTCTTGGAGAGGGGTAGCTGAGAGTAGCGGCCGATTTAAACTCGGCCGTGTATCAAAGCTATTTGGCTCTACACTCTATGACCCCTACGAGATTTTAAATCTCGAGGAAATAGAAGTAGCTA